TGGTTGGTTATGAGATTGCTGAACAAGAAATCTTTACAACAGCCTTTGATGAATACAGAGTGTATATTCTTATGCAATTCTCGTATGATGATCAGAATAAACTGTGGGAAAAGATCATTAATGACAGTGTAAGTCAGATCAATACTACGGCGATCAAAGACGCAAATATCAAGGCTATAGATAAAGAATATATAGATACATACAATAAAATAATTTCGAAAGAGTAAGTTATGTCTATAGTTATCTATTCAAAACCAAACTGTACTTATTGTGTACAAGCAAAAGACTTGTTACGTAAGTGCAGTATGGAGTTTGAAGAAAAGATGTTTGGCAAAGATTTCATGTCGCCAGAGGAATTATATGAGGCAGTTGGTAAACAAGTTAGAACCATGCCTCAGATAATGATCGATGGTGAACTAGTTGGTGGGTTTAATCACCTGAAAGAATATCTTTTAGACAAAGGATACATCAACTTCCAAGGTGAGATCATTGAAAAAAACGTATGAGGTCTACAAAAGAAAAGCGATACAACAGGAGTTATCGATAAAGGGTATTTTAAAATACTTTGAATTAAAGGAAAAATATGGGCGAAGTAATCGACTTCAAAACAAAAAAGAAGATAAAACTTAAAAACGAAAAGATGTCTAAGAAGGAACAAGACGAAGGTCTTCGTGCCTATGCTAACAGCATGGTAGATGACTATATGGTTCGTCTTATACACGAATGGCAACACGAGGGTTTAAGTATTGGTTCTACTAAATGGCAAAACAGTAAACGTACATTTAGAGAACTAGGTTTCTTTATTGAGGCTCTAAGAGCGTTAGTATTAAAAGAATTTAATTTAAAACATCCAATGCAAGATGTAGTCAAAGATATGATGAAAATATTGAAGGATCCAAAGACCAATAAATACTTTAGTCAGATACAGTATCCGAAGATAGAAAAGACAGTAGAATTTGAAGGTGATGATTTAAAATGATTTTAATTGATTTAAACCAAGTAATGATTTCAAACATGATGGCACAAATGGGTGGTAAGGGTTCAGACATCAGCGAGGATTTAGTAAGGCATATGATACTAAATTCTATACGTGGTTACAATGTAAAATTCAAAGAAGAATTTGGTGACATTATTATATGCTGTGATAGTAGACACTATTGGCGTAGAGAAGTATTTCCAAATTACAAATCACAAAGAAAACAAGCAAGAGAAGAATCTTCACATGATTGGGATAATATATTTACAATCTTCAACAAAGTCAGAGATGAACTAAAAGAACAGATGCCATACAGAGTGGTAGATGTTTATGGTGCAGAGGCAGACGATATTATTGCTGTGCTAGTTAAGAACCATCCAGACGAGAAGATGCTAATTCTAAGTGGTGATAAAGATTTTATTCAGTTACAAAAATACAGTAATGTAAAACAATATGCACCCATACAAAAGAAATGGGTAGAAGGTGTGGATCCTAAACAGTATATCAAAGAGCATATACTCAAAGGTGATCGTGGTGACAGTATTCCAAACTTTTTATCAGCAGATGATACGTTTGTGAATGGCATTAGACAAAAACCAATCAGTAAAAAGAAACTGAGTTATTGGATTGCTAGTGATCCTAAAGGCTTCTGTAATGAATATCAGTACAGAAATTTCCAACGAAATATGCGCCTTGTGGATTTCGACTATATACCTAAAGAGGTAGAAGATAATATTATGACAGAGTTTAAGAGTGTACAGTTTTTAGGAAGACATAACATTCTAAACTATTTTATTAAAAACAAATTAAAAGACTTAATAGGTCAAATACAGGAGTTCTAAAAATGGCATTTGATGAAACAGGAAAGTTCGGGCCAACTTTAACTTTCCACGAAATTTTAGTGAAAGTGAATAACGCTAAAGATAAACCAAAGAAACTAGAAGTGTTAAAACACTACGATACAGCAGAATTAAGAATGGTTCTTAAATCTGGTTTCGATCCAAATATTACATGGGATTTACCAGAAGGTAAACCACCATACAAAGAAAACGAAGCACCAGAAGGTACAGAGCATACGTATCTGAAACGTGAGGCGAGAAGACTATATCACTTTATTAAAGGTGGTAACCCTAACCTATCGCAGAATAAAAGAGAGATGATGTTCTTGCAGATGTTAGAAGGTCTGAACAAAGAAGAAGCAGAGTTAATTCTAGCCGCAAAAGACAAAGAGTTAAACAAGAAATACAAGGGTTTAACGGCAAATTTAGTCAAAGATGCGTTCAACTGGAACGATAGTTTTATGCAAAAGTAAGTAAAATCGGGCGTTTTAGGTGCGACAAAATGGGCCAAAATAACCATTGACAAATACTAATATACCTGTTATTGTATATACATGATTAACAAAAAGGAGTATACATTATGGGAAAAGTAAAAGCATGGGCATATGATTGTGCCGAACAAGAAGTTGACAGCATCCTAGATAAAGTTAAATCTGGTGTCATTAGTAAAGACGATGCAGAAAAAGAAATTATGCAAGTGTCTAACCTTGACATTTTAGGTGTTGATGAATATAATGTCGATGAGATTATCGATGATTATTTAAATGGTAACACTGTGGGGTATGCATATGCGTAAATCATTTTTAACTCTGTTTGTAGTATTTGTTTACATTTGGTCATGGTCAATCTTTAACGTTGCCAAAGCAGACGATTACAATACGGCTGTTCTTAGTCATGTAATTAAAGAAAACATTTCAGGTTCAATTGATAATGATGCAGTATTAAAAGCAGAATTAGATAGAGCCGCATATACATTTGCGATTACGGCATTATCTATTTTAGAAAAACAGTTACCACAAATCTTAGAAGGTGTTCAAAGAGACTTAGAGATTATGGTAGAACAAAAATACAAAGAAACATTAACAAATTAATTTGAAGAATAAACTTAGAAAACTTATTAAACCATTTCATCACAGAGACAGACGGTATAGAACAACTTATGCCGATATGTTTCTATGGTTTGATATATTAAACAATATTATATTTGATAACAGACTAGAGGCATTTAATCAATTCTATATTAAGAATATGAGAGATGCTTTAGGTATGTTTGAATTTGATGATACTGGTGGTAAAAAACCAAACACATTATACATGGTGCCAGTCTACAAGAACTTTAAACAATTCGTAGAAGTGTTGGCACACGAGATGGTACATCTATGGCAGTGGCAAACTATCGAAGGATCTACTGTCAATCACAATACAGAATTTCACAGTTGGAAAGAGAAGTTTAAACAAAATGGATTAAACCTAGGGTTAAAAGTCGATGAATAATTATCCTTATCAGAAACTATTATTTTTTATTGTATTAGTAATTACAATTTTATATTGGGGTACAGCAAAGAGTGAAGTGTACGAACCAAAGAACCATGCGTTTGATTGTCTTGCACAAAACATTTATTTTGAGGCGAGATCGGAATCACAGGCAGGTATGATTGCAGTTGCACAAGTAACAATGAATAGAGTTAAACATCCAAGATATCCAAATACAGTTTGTGAAGTAGTAAAACAAGGTCCTACATACACATGGGCAGAGCATTTTCCTGTCAGAAACAAATGTCAATTCAGTTGGTTTTGTGATGGTAAGTCAGATAAGATACGAGAACCAGAGATTTGGAAGAAAGCAAAAATGGTTGCAGGAGTTGTATTGGCGATGCCAGATCAAGTACCGAACGTAGTCGAAGATGCAACACACTATCATGCTTATTACGTTAAACCACATTGGGCAGATCACTTAGAAAAGATTACAAGAATTGATAGTCACATATTTTATAGGGTAAAAGAATGACAAAACCACTACCGTCAGATGACAAAACACACCAAAATAATCAGAAATACTTGAAAAGAAAAGCCTTGACTTTTGTAGGAATTTGTGGTATAATGATACTTATCTTTTATATTGGATTATATATATGAATATATTTTATTTAGACAATGACCCCAAAGTAGCCGCAGAGATGCATTGTGACAAGCATGTCGTCAAAATGCTTGTTGAGTATGCACAAATATTATCTACGGCACACAGAATGGTTGACGGCGAGAAATACATTGGTAAATCTAAATTGGGTAGAAAAGTTACACGATACAGATTGCCAGATAACTTAGAGAACATTGTATACAAGGCCTGTCATTTCAATCATCCGTCTACTGTTTGGGCTCGTACTTCTAGTCAGCATTACCAGTGGTTGTTCAACTTGTGGTGTGAACTTGCCAGAGAGTATCGACATAGATACGGAAACCAAAAAGGCAAAGATCACTCCAGCTGGACATTGCTCAGTGACATTCTAAAACATACACCTAAGAACTTAGAAGACAAAGGTTTCAAAGAACCACCTCAGGCGATGAAGAAGTTTCCTGAGTGTATGGTCGAAGGCGATTCAATCAAGGCATACAAAAACTACTATATAGTAGCGAAGAAGGAATTTGCTAAATGGACAAATCGAAACATTCCAGATTGGTACGCTAATGCCAACATATAGATTTTACAATACAAAGACAAAAACAGAATACGAAGACTTGATGTCTATTTCTGAGATGGAAGAATTTATCAAACAGAAACATATCAAGTTGATGCCACCAACTAAAGTAAACATTGTTTCAAGTACTGGTGGTATCGATAGTAAAACAGATAGTGGTTGGAAAGATACACTTTCTAAGATATCTGAAAAACATCCTAACTCTCCTCTAGCAGAGAGATATGGACCACGTGAAAGTATTAAGAAAATTAAGACTAAGCAGACAATTGCAAAACACAGAGCGAGAAAGAAATAAATAGTAATGTATCTGTCCGAAGCAGATCAGAGAGCAAAATTAGGGTCAACACTGCCTGAAAGTCAGCTGTTGCTGATCCAGGACTAGATAAAGGCCCGTCTTTTGACGGGCCGCACTTAAAGGATTAATTATGAGAGATATTAAAAAGTTAACTTCTTTCGCTGAACAAACTGCTAAAAAGGTCAAAGAGATGAACTTGTTTAAGAACCTAAAGAAAGATGTAATCGCAGGTGCAAATGG